TTTCTTAACTATAGCTAGTGCTTTATCGTCTAGCTCATTATCTGTTTGCTCTACTAGCTTTTCTAATAATTCTATTACAAATTTCTTGAACTTCTCGCTCTTAAGGCTAGTTAATACGAGTGGTTTTAATAGTGCTAACATAATTACTTAGTGGTTTTTTTAGTGGTTTTCTTTTTTGTTTTTACTTTTGCTTCTTTATCTATAATTAAAGAAGTCTTTACTTCTGGCTTTAGATCATTAGGACCATCTAGAGGTGGTTGACCTACCTTTTGTGCATCTGTAAATGTACTCATTTATCTTCTATTAGTGTTGAAATAGGTACAACGTCATGACATAAGATGTACATTTCTGACTGAGGATGAAAAGTGAATCCTTTTGTCATCAGTTCTGCACATTTTAATGCCCTAACGAGTTCATAATCAAGTCTCATCTTTTCTTCTTGACGTTTGGCTATATCCTTACATTGTTGATAACCGTCTTTATCAAGAGGAACCATAAAGCTTAATTGGAATCCCCAGTTCTCAGAGATAACGTACCCATCCTCAGTTTGAGGTTGAGTATCATTACCCATGTAGAATGGAGAGAATGTCATTGATGATCCATTACATTGTATGCTTGGACCATATAACTGGCTAGACATATGTCCATTATTCTGGAATTGTATAGCCTGATTTGTTACGTTTCCCGTTGCAGCAGCAACAGGATTACTCACATTGTCATTCTCAGCTAAAGCTGGATTGCCTATTGCGAGAAGACAGACAAGGAGTTTGTAGTGGAGTTTATTGTATAATCGGTGGTTGTATTCCATAGTTCTACTATTCCAGCATCTCTATATGTTGTTTCCAACGTCCAAGGGAGAGCTGTATCTGTTACTGAAAATGTGGTACCAGTTGTAGTAATATCCGATGAAGGTGTTACGTTACTTCCAGACCAAGTAAAAACTTCAGCTCCATATACTTCTTTAATTTCTACAGAAGTAATCTGTTGGGTAGTTGTTGTTGTGCTGTTCATCGACCCTGTAGTAAACTGAGGGGTCACAGTATTAGCTCTTGCTACTGCGGGTGATAACAGGGCTAAGAGAAGAATTAGTTTCTTCATTGTTTTGGTTTGTCTTCTTTTTTGTTTTTACCATTGCCGGTAGACAGCCCAAATGTGGCAAGTGCTCCCGTAAAAACGCTGGCGACAAAAGTGATATCCGCTGAAGTACCTGACTTTTTGACCATAGGTAATTCTACATAATTTAATGTAATAATAAATCCTGACCAGATAACAACACCTAGACGCACAAAAGCCCCTAGTATCATCATCTGCTCTTCATGATCATCTATGTTTTCTTTTAACTTTGTAAGGATTCCTTTTTTTTCTGTTTGTTTTGCTTCCATTTATCAATTTTACCTTGTATAAGTTTTTGTATCTTCTTTTTAATAGCATCGAAGAACGGTTGAGCAAGAGTAGTTACAGCAACAGCTGATACGGCTGCATAGCCGGCAACTACTATTGTATCTGTTGTAGGTAACGGAACCTCAAAGTCAATAATTGGAATATTTAAACTTGGTGGAGGTGGTTGTTCAGTGTTTGTAGTTTCAGCCTCAACTCCATCTGGTGGTTTAAGATCACTAGGAGGAACATACAGAGGCTCATAACTAGGTACAACGGCTGTAGGTAGAGGTAAAGATGGAGTTTGTATTACAAATGCATCTGGAATGTTTATGGTGGGTAATTCCATTATGCTAATTGTCTAGCGTATCTTTCAATACATACTTCTTTTGTACTGCTCCAACCACCCAGAAAATGAGTAGCACTTCCAGCACCACCAGTCATTATTTTTCCTTCAATAGTAAGGGTTAAGGTATCTCCGTTACTGAAAGTAGTATCAGTTGCTGATATAGTAAGATTTATGCCAAGATTCTGAGTAGTTTCATGTGTACCAGCACCATCTGCACGATACCAAGCTACTCTTTCATTTGTATAGCTAGTAGCTGATCCATTAGTAAGTTTAAGTCTTACCCTTGTACCACCATAGTTGGCCTGAGAATTAGATTCTGATAGTGCAATTCCACAAGGTACGGTAGCTCTAATAATAATTAATTGACCTTGTTGATAGTTTGATATTGTTCTTGAACCAAAACCAGAATCTGTGTTCCATGAGTTAACACCACTTAGAGTATGTTGACTTGATGTATCAACTCTATCTACATCTACAAGTGTAAAGTTACTAGCCATTGAACCAGATATGTTACCTGTAACAGCAACTCCTGTACTTGTAGTTTCTAGCTTTTTACTGTTGTCGTGATATAACTCTACGGCTCCGTCTGGAATAAACTTTGCTGCAACATCATTAGCAGTATTAGCAAGAATCTGTATTTCACCAGTCTTGTTTTTTATTTTTGAATTACTACCGTCATGATAAATTAGAAAATCTAAACCATTACCATAATAACTAGATTGAAAATCAGGGTACTTCACACCAGCATTTGCAAATAATAATGAAGAGAAACTTCCTGAACCAGTTACTGTAAGAGTACCTGTCGCAGCTGTGCCAGTTGTAGATAGATTTTGAGAACCAAATGCTGGTGTTACTTTTGTTCCAGCTATTGCAGCACTTGCATTTATATCGGCATTAAGAATTTCTCCATCCTTAATACCTTTTTCTGTTATTTGTGTTAGTGCCATTAATCAGCTGCCTCCGCTGTGTTTGTTTTTGCCCATTCGAGGTACTCTTGATAATCTGTGTTTGCAGAATCAAAAGGTATTAAAGCATTATCAGTTTTTCTTAAAATACAATTTGTTTGTACTTCATCTGAAGTGCCTTTAAAAAATTTGTAAGTCATAATTCACTCGCTACAGAATAAACTGTTTGAAATTTCGGACCAGAACCTGTGACGTTAACAACTGCTCTGAACCCATTTATAGTTACAAATTCAGAAAATGGAGTACCTACCGCATTTACTTGATCATCGCTCAGTCTTGTTACTGTTGGAACTGCTCTTTTTCCAGCAGCATACTGCACAGTAGTCCCTATGTAACCACTACTTTCATTTGTAACAATCATACCAGCTGATACCACCTCATAATATCTCTGACATAAAGCAAGCTCCTGTGCGTAGGATTTAAATTCGTAGTCCGTAGCTGTAGAACCAACTTCAAACTGACAGCCTGTCAAATACCATGTAGCACCTGAATGTTCTGGTAAATAAACACTTCCTGCTGCTGTTCTAAAATCGGTAGCTGTTGTCCATTCATTTAGTGTACCTGTCTCAAATCCACTTGCATAACCTAAACCAAACTCTATTCTCCAACCAGCATCACTTGTACTTGAAAGTACTCCGCCAGAGGTAGGGCCAGTTAAAGTAATAGTCTTTTTCTCCCAAGTATTTGCTGAATTAATTGTGTAGTTTGTATAATAATATTGAGTACTACTTGTATATATGAAGAAAATTAAAGGATAAGAACCAGTAATACTACTCTTTACCCAAAAAGATAAGGTACAAGTTTTTGCAGCAGATGTTCCCCACTCTAAATGTGCGACATCCTGTTTTTCCAACATCGTATAAAGTTGATACTTATTACCTGTGCCACTTGGTTGTGATGCTTGAGTAACAGTTGTTATTTTTGATGAATGGGTAAACCCTTGTCCAGTTGGTACATCTGTTGACTGAGC